GATGTCCGTGTAGACAGGTGTGGGCGAAGCGCTGTCAGAGATCGCCACGCGAATCGGTCGGTCACCTGTGATCTGTGGCTGTGCCACGCCGGCATCGAGGAGCTTCTGCCGTCTAGCGCTCATCTTCAGCGTGGTGCGTGATGTCTCGTCGACACTTAGGGTCAGGTTGTCGATGTACTGTGTGATGTCGACTGGACCGTTGTATGTAGACGTCGCCGCTGGTGTACTGCTTGCCATCGCTGCCGAAAGACCATACGTCTGTGTGTATGGACTCGGAGTTGTGATAGTGACTTTGATGCGAAGGTTCTGGATGACACCATCTGGCGTGTACGGACTAAACTGATCCATTACAGCGACAGCCGTCGTCACAGTCCCTGCTGACGTGCCAACGACATCACCCCACAGCTGCGGGACGAAGGTCGCACCAACCGGAGGAGGATAACGCAGCGTGATGTTTTTGCTGTAGAAGATGCCAGTCGTCTCGTATGCCACAGGTGCGATCTGCACTGTCGGTCGACCATAGGGAACCTTCCAAGCGAAACTGCCAGATGGAAGGATGACGTTTCCCTCGACGTCGTTGAGTCCCTCAAAAGTGTGACAGAAGTTAGCACCAAAGGTCGATGTCACGAGCATCTCACGACGCTTGAGCGGGATAATCATCAGGCTGACCTGACGCTGACCAACAGACGCCGCCGTCGTTACACTTCGACCAGGATTTTTGTTTGTGTCATTCTGGTCATAGACGCCCTTCTGAATGCCGTTCTTGTAAACGATACATGAACCATCACCACGGAACACGAGCTCGACTGTCGATGCGGATCCATAACCCCACTGCACTCGAAGGAATGGCAGTGATGATTTGTCGACCCAGTTCGGGACGTAAGCGCTGATGTACCATCCTTGATTTGCAACAAATGACGCCGTCGTCTGAACCCACTGCGCATTCGCGGTTCCGAGCGTCGTCGCTGTAAGGTAATAATCGCCTGCTGAATTGATCTCCATCTGCTTCCAGACAGACCCTGTGACGAGCGTGTAAGCGCTTCGTGGCACACGCGCATAGAGTCCGCTGTAGGTGCTGGACCATCCTTCAGTGACAGGCAGCGGTGCGGGCATCGCGGTATTCGTAACACTATCAAACCAGCCTGTACTGTTTGCGCGGTCCCATGAAGTTCCGTCGGCACCAACACATACACGTCCTAAGCCAGGACGTGGCTCAGGACAGTCGACTTCTACTTTGATTGGCCAGTTAGTCGCCATTAAATTCTCCTCATCTCAGTGACGAGATTCTGTCGACCCTGTTGAATCATCATTTTCCGCATGGCGCGCTCCAGGTCGGTCGATGCCGGTATAAGTGTCTGTGGAATGATGCCCACGCCACCCTGGTTCGTCGCGTTGTTGCCAGCGTTGAGCTCAGCAGCCGTGACACCGATGGCGCCTAAACGACCGCCACCGAAAGTCTGTTTCCTAAGATCAAGCAGATCTCGAGTCGAGCCCGTGTTCTTCGCGATCTCGAAGAGGTGCCCCTCCATCGACTTCGCCATGTCGACGAATGCCGCTTGCATGCTGGCTGCATATTTCGCGATGTCGACCATGGTATTGATAAGGCCACCGCCCTTACCTTCGGTCGACTTAGCAGCACCAGCAGCTGTATCTGCTGCTTTGCCGATGTCTGTCGTGGTTGGTGGTGTCAATCCCGCAGCTGCTCCGCCAGTGCCTTCGATTTTAGTTTTGGTATTTATACCCTTCATAACTTGATCGAAGATAAGAGCGGCACCAACAGCCAGACCAGCTGCGGCGACAGCCGAAGCGATTGCCGCTTCAGGAGAAATAAATGCCTTTGCAATTAGTCCTGTCATTCCAAGAGCACGAACTGCTACAATTGCCTTCATAACAGCATCGATGAAAATGCCAAACTTCAAGGCTAAATCAACAACGACGGCAGCGAGTCCAAACGCCAGGAACACCTGAAAAACTTTGTTAAGTATCGAACCCTGCTCGCTGATTCCTCTGATGGCCTTCGTCACTGTTTCCATTGCACCCGTCAATGCAGGACCAAACCCACTAAACATCTTAAACAGTAATTCACCGACTGTTTCCTTTAGAGCCTTGAAAGTGTCGTTAAGGTTATCAAGCGCTGTCTGCATTCCAGCCGTTGCCTGTGGACCTTTACCAAAGCCGACCAGGAGCTGCTTAGCAAATTCTCTTGCAGACAAACCCATGTTTTTAATTTTGTCGGTGTTCGTTGTTCCGAACGTTCGCTCCAGAATCATTCCAAAGTTTGGCAACGCTTCCCGTAATTGATTAAGTTCTTCTTGGTTTACCTGTAAACCATTAGCCATCTGTGTGATGGCTGTGACCACACGACCAACCGTTTCCGCTGGTGCTCCGACAGATGCGACAGCATTACCAATGCCTCGCAAACCGTCCTCTGCTTCCTTCGTCGTAAACTTGGCAGCCTTAAGATTAATAAATCCTGCGACTGTTTGTTTTAGGTCAATGCCTGGTGAGAGTGCAACTTTACGTAAACGGTCCATCTGTGCATTGAGTTCTTCAGTAGAACCTACAGTCGTGGCCAGTGCACGCTGCATTGAATCAAAAGAGACAGCTGCATCGATTGCACCTTTAGCAAAACCGGCGACAGCAGCACCTGCAAGTAGACCTTTTAACTGATCGCCAAAAGTGACAGCGGAGACCTTAGTCTGATCTAAAGATTCAGCTGTCGACTTCGCTTCTGTCTTGATGTTCTTAAGCGCCTGGACAGCATCACCAGCGCCTGAAACTTTAAAGATGATGTCGAAAATGCCAAGCGCCATTAGAGTGTCCTTTTAGCCAGGACCGACATGACGGCCTTGACAATCTCAACGATCTGATTTTCCCAGACTTCACCCGCCCATGCGACTTCGGCAAATTCATCGAGTGTCAAATCGGTCTCACGGGGATGACGCTTGAGATGTCTTACACTGTTGTAGAGAATCTTTTGCGCCACCCCGTTTAGTCGTTTGGGACTTCGTCTACCGCTTCTTCGATGTTGATCGGGAACGCTGCCGCAAACTGTCCGACAACGTAGAGGTAGATGTCGGACCGATCACGAGCGAGCTGAGCGAAGCGCCGAGCTGGATTGATTTCACCGTCTCCAGGTTGAGTCACATAACACCTGGCCATGATCATCAGGATTTGAAGCATCTGAGCAGGAAACTCTGGAAATGCAATCTTTAACATCTTCTCGACTTCAGGTCGCGGAAAAAGGTCCGACGCCTTCGGTTCCCTAAACACAAAAGCACCAGGTGCTCCGATGAACCGCTCGATGTCTACCGAATAGTTCGGTCGTCCTTCGAGTTTTGGGATGTTGTCAAAGATTGAAGTACTCAAATTATGCTCCGTATAGGCCAGTGATTCCGGACACGCCAAGCTTGATGGTCGCGGTCTCAGTGTCTGTTTCTTCAGGTGTCAAAGACAGACCTGCTTCAGTAACCATACCAAAATATTTGAAGACGTTACCAGCGACTGCACCAGCACCATCAAGGTCTACGTCAATTTCACAACCAAATCCGACTTTTGTGGCAAAAAGTGGACCAGTGGTGTTGTCGATGTACAGCTCGAGGTTGACCGTGCCAGCCTGTGTCGTTGGGAGTGATGCCTCAAAGACCGCGCAAAGCGCCGTGGCGTTGACCATGTTCTGTGTGACAGTCGAGCTGAACGACTTCGCGAGACAGACGATGCTGGTGGCAGTCGTTGTTGGAAGCGCAGTCGTGTCGCCGGTTAGAGCAGCTGCGGTGAAAGTGATCGTAAGTGTTACGTCTTTTGCGAGTAGTGGACGGGCCATCTTATAGTTACCTCTATGGAGTTATTGTGGCTGTGTACAGTTGCACTATGCCATTGTCGACGCGACCATCCTGGCTCACGTCTATCGATGAGCTGACGCTCGAGCGGTTGAGAAAAAAGACCGGAGTCGTGGTGTTTACCGACTGCTGATTGAGAAGCGTGTCAATGCGGTCCACGATGCCCTTGATGCGTGCCATCGAGACAGCACCACTCTGCGTGTCCCAGCACCACACCTGATGGCTTGACGTGGTCACGATACGGCCACCACACATTGATGTCGTGTCGGTCTGACCAGCGTCTAAATGACGGACCACGATGTATGGCACCTGTGGCTGTCGCAGGGATATCGGGTCCTTCTCCGGAGCAAAGTATAGGTATATACCCTGCTGGTACGAAGGCGATCGATTGTCTACCGCTAGCAGTCCCTGGAGCGTAGCGTCAGCTGTGAGCGTGTCGTAAATCCACTCGTCGACGACTAAGGATTCAACCATTGAAGTACTTCCCTATTACACCCTGAAACACCGTCCATGCCTTTGTGCTGGCAGGGATAGCGAATGGTCGATTCTTCTTAAACTCCAAGATTTTGCCATAAGGCGCTGCGATGCTGATGATGTACTCGTAGTCGTTGACCTTGCCGATGGTGATCGATGTCCGCAGGAATCCAGTTCGCACCGCTGGTGCTTGTCCTGGCGCGGATGCTTGATACGACTTCTTGCCGATCTTGTAGGTGCGACCAGACTTTGCGCCTGTCATCAGTGCGATCATTCCCGTGTACGAAGCCTTCACAGCCTTCTCGAGAAATACAGATAACATGCGAAAACGCTTCTCCGCGTCGTCGAAGCCAGACAGGTCGACCTTGACTGTCACGGAGCGAGGACCTCGATGAGCAGTGGACCGAAGCGTCGCACCGTGGTCGACACAGTAAGCGACAATGTCAAGCGGATCACAGCTGCTGTCGGGTATGCAGCCGGGTTCAGAATCGTGACGATACCTTGTGACGACAGTGACTTTGTGAGCGTCACGGAACCAGTGACGAAGGAATACGCCACTCCAGTCGCCGCTGTCGTGTACGTGGCGCTCAGCGTGCCTGTGGTGATGTCAATTGGGGAACCATTGTCATCGACCAGACGCACGACGTATGTGTGCCAGTCACCAGTCCAGGCCGCGATCTGCGTAACCTGTTCCGGATCTTCGGTGATCTGTAGGATGTTCACACTCATACTGGCCTCACATAAAGTCTAAGCGGTCCGAAGATCTGCGTATC